ATTAGATGATTCGCTTTCTATAGTAAAAAAATTAAAAACAATATTTGGTGTTAGTGGTAAAAGTGCAAAACAAGCAGCTAAGGAAAGTTCTGATTTTCAAGCCTTAAGAACAGGTTTTTTTGAAAGATTAATTAGAGATTCAAGTAGAAATGGTAAATTTAATCCAAAGCAATTTGCTAATATTTTTAATAATTTACAACAAAAAAATAAAGCTCTCATGAGAGAATTATTTGATGAAGATGAAATAAAATTAATGTCTGAGTTTGTAACTGAAGTAGAAAAAACTTTTAAACCAAGTGATTTAGCAAATACATCAAATACAGCTTCTGCTATATCAAGAACAATACAACAAGTCGGAAGAGCTTTAGTTGGTATATTTGGTTTTAAATTTGCAAACATACAAGGTTTATTAGCAGCTAGAGGTGCGTTTGATAGGTCAAGAGATATTATTAGTCAAAAACAAGCACAAAAATTAATTGAAAAAGAATTTACTTCTAATTTTGGTAATACTTTAAGTCCTAAATTAGATATAGCTTCTATTCTAGCAGCACAAGAAATTACAAATCAAGATACACCACAAACAACTGCACCACAAATTCCACCAGGATTAATACAAAGATGAAAACACAATCACAAAGAAATTCAGAAGAGATTATAAAACTACAAGGCGAAGTTAAACTTATCCATGAGAAGATAACAACAATAAAAGACAATCACTTAGCTCACCTTGATAGAAGGGTGAACAATATCTATAAACTTCTATGGTTAGCAGTAACAATAAGTCTAAGTGGGATAATAAACTTAGTCGTAAATCTTCTGTCTTAAAAGGCAAAAGATCATCAATAAAAGGAACTGTAGGCGAATACGATACAATCGCCAAACTCACAAAAGCTGGTTATTATGTTGCAAAGAGCTGTGATCCTGCTTGTCCTTTTGATATTGTGATTGTTGACAAAAATGGTAAAATACAGCTTTTGGATATTAAAACAATTACATATCGCAAAAGAGCTAAAGGTAAGATTTTAAAAAATAAACCTAAAGGTTCTTATAAAATACATAGGACAACTACTAAGGAGCAAAAGAGATTAGGTATAAGACTTTTGATGATTAACTATGAAGATTAACGATAATACAAATATAAGTTTACCTATAAGAAACTTAGTAGCAATCATAGGTGCTGTAGCTCTTGGTGTTTGGGCTTACTTTGGTGTTGAAGAAAGATTAAATAAATTAGAAACAGCAGACCATCTCTTTGCTGCTGATCTCTTAAAAAAAGCAGAACAAGAACCAAAGAACTTAGAAATGTATATGCTTATTGAACACCTTGCCGGTCAAATAGAAAGCATAGAAAAAGAAATAGACGCAAGTAGATATAACAAAGTCAACATAGATCATTTAAAAGAACAAGTAGATATGTTGCAAAAGAAAATGAATGGAACAAACTAATGGAAACTGTAATAGCTTTGTTAATGTTTTTAGGTGAACCTGCTGTATTGAAAGAACATACACTTATGCCTAATGTCTCTAAATGCTTAGAAAAAAAAAGAGTTGCAACTAGAAATAGCGGTGCAAGAGTAAGTTATGTTTGCACAAAAGTAAAAGCAGAAGTAAAAGACGGAAAAATTATAAGGATTTCAAAAGATGAATAACTGGCATAGACCATCTCCTGCACAACCCAACCCACCTCAATCACACTTACCATTATTGACTGAGGTAAAACCAGTTTTAAGTGCAACCAACAGGGAGAAAACTATGAAATACATAAAAAAACTATGGAAAAAATATGTTGAATGGTTATTCAAAGACTTTTATAAATAGATTATGTGGATGAATATTGCAGCTAAATTAGTACCAGGCATTATCAAAACAGGTATGTCTATTGCTGCCAACAGAAGAAAAACAAAAGAATTAGAATCAATAGCTGAACTCAAATTAGCTGAAAAGATGGCTAATGGTGAAGTTGAATATAAAAAAGCAGTAATCGATTCTCATAGAGGCGACTTAAAGGATGAATTTTGCCTTATCCTCATCTCAATCCCTCTGTTGCTTTTGGCTTGGTCTGTATTTAGTGATGACCCTGACATACAAGCAAAGATAGACATTTTCTTTGACAAATTTTCTAACCTTCCGATGTTTTATCAGGCTTTGGTAGTAGGAGCTTTCAGTACGATACTAGGTATTAAGGGTGTATCTACTTTCAAAAAAAAATAAATAAAATCTAAACTTATGTCCGACACAAGTAGAGATATTATTAGTGAGTATAAGGATCAAGTGCGAATACTTAAACAACAAGTTGACGAACTTGAAGATCAGAATAAAAGCAAAGATTCTGCAAATAAAAGGTGTTTACAAAAGCTAGAATATGCTAATGACGATTTAGAGAAAGCAAATAAACAAGTAAAAGAACTTGAAAAGAAGATAAAAGATTTAGAACAAACAAATGAACAATTATTGAAACATCCATGAAAGTAGCCTTAATAATGATTATGTGTAGTCAAGTAGCAGGAGAATGTATGAAACCACATTTTCTCAATCACCATGATACTATCTATGATTGCTTGATTGCCGGTTACGAAGAGGCTAAAAAGAAAACAGAGGAACTTGGTAGAAAAGAAGTTTCCAAACATGAAATTATAATAAAATTTAAATGTTATTATGATGAAAACGAATCAACAAAGAGGATGGCATGACACAACTATCAAAACACTTTAGTCTTAAAGAGATGACTAAATCAGGCACAGCAGCTAGGCTTGGCTTGGATAATACACCAAACGAAGAACAAATAGAAAACCTAAAAGCATTATGTGAAAACATATTAGAACCATTAAGAGAATATTATGAATCAAGACCCATAATGGTCAGCTCAGGCTTTAGATCAGAAAAATTATCTGTAGCTATAGGTTCATCATCAAGATCACAGCATTGTAAAGGCGAAGCTGTAGATTTTGAAATACCAGGATTTGATAATAAACAAGTTGCTTCACATATAAAAAACAACTTTGATTTTGACCAACTTATAAGCGAATACTATGAAGAAGGTATAGCTGATAGTGGTTGGATTCATGTCAGCTTTAAAAGAGATGGTAGCAATAGAAAGCAATCTTTGATAAAAGATAAAGAAAGTTATAAGACTTGGGAATAGTATGGCTAGAACACCAACATGGCAGAGAAAAGAAGGTAAATCTAAATCTGGCGGATTAAATGCTAGAGGAAGAGCTAGTTACAACAGAAGAACAGGTGGTAATTTAAAAGCACCAGTAACAACTAAACCAAGTAAATTAAAAAAAGGATCTAGTGCTTATAAACGAAGGAAATCTTTTTGTGCAAGAATGAAGGGGATGAAAAAACGATTAACTTCTGCTAAAACGGCAAATGATCCAAATTCAAGAATTAACAAAGCTCTGCGTAAGTGGAACTGTTAAGAAAGGAGGAAAAATGTATCACTCAAAGAAAAAAACTAAAAAGAAAAAGAAAAAAGGAAAAAAAAAGAAGTAATATGCTAGGTGTAGCTTATATGTTAAGCTGGGAGAGTCGGTGGGAACTAATATAGGAGGATAAATGCCAAAAGGTAAAAACAAAAAGTATAGTAAAAAACAAATGAAGATAGCAAGGATTGCACCACCAAGAGATAAAATAACTGGTGCTGATTTTGCTAAACTAAGAAAAAGAAAGAAAAGAAGAGTATGAAGAAAACAGTAAAACCACCCAAAGGTTATCATTGGATGAAAAAAGGTAATGGTTATAAGTTAATGAAAGGTGCTTACAAACCACATAAAGGTGCTGTTAAAACTGCTTCATTTATGGTACAAAAAATACATAGAGGATGAAGAGAGCATTATTAGATGCGTTAGAAAAAAGATACGAAGCTGAAATAGCTGAAGCTGACGCAACTGTGAAAATATATTTAGAGAATAGTGTTGGCATTGGCGAACATCCTCAACATCTTGAAGAGATAGACAAACAAATAACAAAAATTGCTAATGCTGAACACAAATTAGAAATCATTAAGGAGTTTGAGTAATGGCAAAACTATGTCCTAGAGGTAAAGCAGCAGCAAAAAGAAAATTTAAAGTATATCCTTCAGCTTATGCTAATATGTATGCCTCTGCTGTTTGTTCAGGTAAGATAGTTCCTGGTGGTCGTAAAAAAAAGAAAAGAAAGAAAAAATAATGTCAAAAGGTTTACGATCATGGGTAAGAGCTAATTGGGTTGATATAGCTAACAGACGACCTGATGGTTCTTTTCCAAAATGTGGTAGATCAAAAGGTGAGAAAAGAAAAAACTATCCTAAATGTGTACCATTAGCTAAAGCAAGAGCTATGTCATCAGGACAGAGAAGAGCAGCCGTATCAAGAAAAAAGAAAGCTGAAAGAAGAGCAAGGAAAGGGAAAAGACCTAATTACGCAAGAACATGAAGAAAAGAACTTGGAGCAAGAAAAATGTTTCAAGGGTTGTGGGTTCTTGTCATTTCTGTAAAAAAGAACATACATCAAATGAAGGTGGTTGGATTATAAACGCAGAGCATAAAGTATTCTGCGAAACTCATACTGAAGGTGTGTCTAGCTGCTTTGATAAATATTTAAAACGAAGAACAGTACATTTCAATGATTGGTAATACTAGGCGACAATCAGGGGAATACTGCTTACAGCATTGATTGCCGCCAAATATTAACTAGACCAAAACTTTTTAGCATTATCTAAATATGTAGGATCTAGGTCGTTTCTCCAAAAATAATTTTCAAAATCAGGTTGAATATAATCTTTCAAAACATTTACATCGTTAGATATTTTCATAAGATTCTGTCTTACTTTACATCTTTGGATAAAATCTTTTTTTCTGCTTTCTATACTTTTAGGTGTAAGCAATTCACAGTTCTCTGCACTAAATACTTTAAAACCTTCTTCATTGATATAACAAATATAGATTGGTAATTCAGTTGCATAATGATAAAAGTCTGTTTGCATTAAGTGGTAGGGTTCAATAGTTTCAGGTAGTTTGGTGGTTGACCAACTTCTAGTACCATCTTTTTTAACTCTACCTCTTCTTGGAAACTTACATTTATCCTCTATAATGATTTTACCTTTGAAATCTGCATAACCATGCACCGGTATGGTAATACCCTCAAAGACTTTATAAGTTTCTATTTCAGGTTTACATTTATCATAACCAGGTATTGTTTTATGTGCAGCATGACCATTAACAATCATTCTCTCAACAATAGTTGAAAAATGATTGAAAGCATCAATCTCTTTTGCATCTGGTATTAATGTATTTAACTTTTCCCTAATTGGTGTGAACATTAAAATCCCTTAAAAAACCATCGTAATCATTTCTACCTAAATATTTAACCATTTGTCTTGTTTTATATTCTTTAGGATAGTTTGTGCCTTTCTCATATTTTTGTACTTGTTGAAATGTAACACCTATTGCTTGTGCTACTTGTGTTTGTGTTTTGTGTGCAGCTCTTCTAGCTTCACATAAGGCTTTACCTAATTGTGTGTAAAACTCTTTTTCTTTTTGTTCAAATGTTATGTCTGACATTGTTTCCTTTCATTTAAGACAAAGAACCCCTTAACCCTAGTGCAACTTTCAACTGTAGAATTAGTTTAACTACTAATTCTTATTTGTTTTTGTTTCAACTCCATGATCTTCTCAGCAATTTGAGGTAATCTAGCTTTATTTTTTAAGTATAAAGTTTTATGTCTATACATTCTATTTACTAGCCTCTCCTGCTTTGACTCCAGATCCTTGAGTATCTTTGGTTCTATTGTCATTTGTTTCCTCACCGATCAGTTTAATATTAGACCTAACAAACCGCTTATCGGTGATTGTTACTTCTGCGGAATCGCTAGGCTTTTTTGAGGCATGAGCTTTTTCTGTAGCTTCCTCTACAGTAGCACCCTCAAAAGTTTCTTTGAAGTTGACCATCAGTTCAGCAAGTGTATCTTTTTGTACTTTAGTCATTCAATTCTATGTTCCTCCTATAACCTTTAATTTTCTTAAGGTCATTTCTGTTAGCCAATTTATCTATCAAGACAGTTATTGAGTTCTTGGATTTATAGTCCAGACCCTCTGCCATTTCTTGAAAAGTTGGCATATATTTGTTTTTTCTATAGTATTTTTTAATAAAATTCAATAGACGCAGCATAACTGGTGTCATGGGTATTTTACTTTTTGTCATTTAACTCCATATCAAATATTCTATTTAGTTCGTTATATCCTGCTGTATCATCATAACTATCCTTTTTATATCTTGGATTTGTTATAGTTCGCCATATTTTAATAGCCATCATACATACACCAAATATATTTTTAGGCACTTTTATTTGTTTTCCATTATGTGCAGATATTAAAGATTCTAGAAATCCATGAAAGAAATAGCTTGTTTTTGTAAAACTACCATACTCATCAGCCTTTCTTTCCAACAGTTTTTCAATATCTTTGGCAACTCTATTGACCTTTTTTACATTATCTGATGAGTTTGCCATTTTTATCCTTACAATAGTTTAACAATACTGTTTGACCTTTGTATCTAACTTCGCTGTTTGTTGTGTCAAACACCGCTATTTTCTTAAAAGCATCTTGGCATAACATTTTGGGTGCAGTAATTGAAACAGTTGCCTCAGCTACTGACCCATTTAACAAGTGCATGACTACAACAATAACATCCATTAGAAGTTCATTTTATTAGTTTGGCTACCTTTTTCTTTAGGTTCGTTAGAATAACCACTAATGTTTGGAACTTTTGCATCTGCATTTAACCAACCTATAAGTGCTTTCTTACCACCAACCTCAATATCATTGATATCGCCTGTAAATTTATTGTCATCACCCTTAAACAATACTCCAACTTGTTTAAAAATTTTAATAAATTTTGTATTTCCATCTTTAGATGAACCTTTTGAACCAAGAACAGTACCTTTTACACCGCTACTTAGTTTTATGTTTCCTGAGAAATCTATTTTTACAGCTCTCTCATTTGTTGGGTCGTATTCAAAAAGAACAAAGTCCTTTTCTTTATTACCACTTTGATTTGCCATGTTGTCCTCCGTTTGTTTCTATGGTCTTTGCTTTTTCTTTAAATGACTTTTCTAACTTGTCATTTTCTGTTTTCCAATCAGAATAAAGTTTATTCAACTTTGTTTGCGTAGTTTGTTGATTTATTTTATCCTGGATTGAAACTTTTATAACTGATTTATTTTGATTATTAATTGCAGTAACTAACTCATCTGCACTAGCATACTCAGATCCTGCCAAACCAAATGCAGCTAAACATCTTCCTAAACTGCTAGTGAAAGAATTTTCTATAGCACTTGTTTTATTTATAAATGATGCGTTACGAAATTCCTCACTATGACCAACAGCATAAGGTTGATCTCCTATATATAAAGTTGTTTTTGCTATTACTCTATCACTATCATGGTATAATAATTGTTCGTCTATTTTAGATTCAGGAAAATACTCTTTTAAGTGTTTAAACCTTTCAGCTACAGTAGAATATTTTTTACCCTTAATATTTACTGTGGGTATTTTTTTTAGTTCAGATAAACATTTTTTATATCTATCTTTAAACGAACCTTTATTAGATTCTTTTTCTTCAGTTGATTTTTGCTTTGTCATTAGACCCTTTCTGTTTGATTTGTTCTTCTAGTTCA